GGTGGTTCGTATGTCGGTCATATTGACCAGGGTGGCATTGTCGGATTCTCAGGTATCAGCCCACAGCCAGGCAACCTGGGAACAGCATACTCCCAGAACGGCACGACCCTGACGATCACTTTGGGATCAGGTTGCGCATCGTTCAACGTCGTGGTCCTGGCGGACGTCCAGTATGTCGCCCAGAAGGAACTGCGCAAGACTCTCACACAGGCGACGGTTGTTTGGCCGACGACTGCGACAGCCATTGACTTCGCGGCGTATGACGCCGTCAGCCACCCTGGCTCGGCGATTGTACTCTCGGGCCTGTCTTCTCCACTGCCATCTGAAATCTACGACATCGTGGACTTCAAGGTCCTGTGGATGGATGCTACAACTACATTCACGCGAGCGGATGTCACCGACGAATATCAGCTGCTCCCGAACACTGACGACACTTCGTACCGATCTGGCACGTTGATTCGCCTTGTTGGGCCACAGGTTCACGGAACACTTGACGAAGGTGCAGCTGCGCCGACCGACAAGCTGCAGGTTCAGCTGACCTACTACACAGCTGCCACGACTGGCGAAGGTTGGTTTGATGTTGACTCTTACCCAGTCGACCCGAATATCAATCCGTCGGCTTCTTCAAACCCTGTTGACTATGAGGATCTTCCAGTCTTCACATTGTCGACCAAGGCAATCATCAAGGCTTCGGATTCGATTGACTTCCGTCCGCAGGTTCCAGCTGGTTCAGTAGATACAGTGTCGCACATCAATGCGCTGTTGCCAGCATGCAACACGAATGCCATCTTCAATGTCGAGTACTACCTCGGACGTACTGACACTCTGCTCATCAACAGCAATGGTTTGATCTACTCCAAGCTGGGTATTCCATCTGAGACGCCTGTTCCTCCAGCGCCAGATGCGAACACTATGGCTCTGTACACGATCTGGTTCAAGCCATACACCTACAGCCTGAATGACATCTCTCCGAAGTTCATCGAGAACAAGCGTTACACGATGCGTGACATCGGTTCGCTGGAGTCTCGTATCTCGAACCTCGAGTACTACACGGCGCTAAATCTGCTCGAGCAGAAGATCGCCAACATGAATGTCACCGACGCCAACGGCTTGAACCGTTTCAAGAACGGATTCATTGCCGACAGCTTCACGGACTTCACAGCAGCTGACTTGCTGTCTCCAGAATACAAGTGCTCCACCAAGTTCGATGCTGGTGAGATGCGTCCGCAGTTCAAGACACGCAACCACCGCCTGAAGTTGGACCTGGATGCTTCGACCAATGTGACCTTGAAGAATAAGGTCGCAATGTTCTCCTACACCGAGACAATCGGAACACAGAACCCATTCGCCACGACGCACATCAGTGTCAACCCTTACATGGTCTACAACCAGAAGGGAACGATGCAGCTGTCGCCAAACAACGACACCTGGTCCGACACCGAGCAGCTTCCAGCTGTTGTCACAACTGTTGACACCGGCACAGATCTGATCAAGCAGATGGCGGACCGTGACGGCCTGACGGGTACTGTTTGGGGTTCTTGGATCGACCAGAACCGTACCATTGTCGGAACCCAGACGAACACCAACACATCGAATGGCCAGTCTGTCATCGATAATGGTAACACGACGACCACGACGAATACGCAGACGACGACCACGACAACCAATACGACGACGGCAATCGACCAGACTCGTTCGGGTACCACAACAACTGTCGACACACAGACGACGACTTACGACGTCAATGCAGTTCGTGACGTCCAGATCATCCCATACTGCCGCTCGGTTCCAATCGAAGTTTACTGTCAGAAACTGAAGCCGAATACCCGAGTCTACGCGTTCTTTGAAGCGACGCCGATTTCTCAATACTGCTGCCCACTATCTCCAACCTTCGCGGTTGCTGATTCGTCAGCACAGTTGACCTACGGCACGCCGCTCATCACAGACGAGAACGGCGAACTGGTCTTCATGTTCCTGATCCCGTCGAACACATTCTTCACGGGTCAGCATCAGATCAAGGTCTCGGACGACCCATCTGGCAACTCGAACCCAGACGTCGAGACGACCTCGGCTGCCACATTGTTCTTCTCCGGCGGTCTGGATCTGACGATGCAGGACAACCAGCTGAACATCGTCACACCGGTTCTGACACAGACTCAGGTCACTCAGAATCAGACGATCTACACAAATCAGCAGACGTCCAACTCCACGACAACCATCGTCAATACTGAGACGACTCCTGATCCACCAGCAGATCCGCCACCACCACCACCACCAACTCCGCCTTGCCCGCCGAACCCATGCTTGGGCATCGCTGATTCGACTGCACTGAACCAGTGCATGTGCGCGAACTTTGGCGTCTCCTGCGGCGACCCAGTTGCTCAGGCCTTTGAACTGCTGCAGGATTCGTTCATCACGTCAATCGACCTGTTCTTCAAGAACATCGACCCTCTGTTCCCAGCCCTGTGGCTCGAAATCAGAGAGATGACGAACGGCTACCCGGTTGCAGACGCTATCGCGCGCAAGAACTTCCAGCTCGCGGACCTGGAGGCACAGGTTGGCGCCGGCAATCCAGTTCAGTCTGATGACTCGACGGTTGCTGTCAACATCGCATTCGACGTTCCAGTCTTTGTCTCTGGTGGTACTCAGTACTGCTTCGTGGTCGGTGGCTTCTCCCCGAACTCCCGTATCTGGGAATCGTACCTCGGCCAGGCTGTCGTCAACAATCCATCACAGACCGTCCAGACTCCGCCGCTCGGCTACACCAGCTTCCGTTCGCTGAATGGTTCCACCTGGAATGCTCAGCAGTTTGAGACAATCAAGTTCAACTTGTACACGGCTGTCTTCTCAACTGGCACCATGGTCCTCAACTGGGTCATGGATGACAATCCAGTCGGCGTCAACTGGCAGCTGGAATCGAACCCAATCATGCTCCAGGGTACCGGAATCGGTGCCAACCAGGTCCGTCTGTTCGTTCGTGACCACGGTTTCGCATCTGGTGACACAGTCACCTTGTCACTCTTCGACAAGACAGAAGTTGTCTACTCTATCTCGGGCTCAACACCAATTCCTCAGCCAGGCCAGAAGTTGGTCTCTGGCACACAGGTTGGCGATGGTTGGTCCAATGGTGAGGCAGTCATCTACGACGTCAAGCCAGGCGACGAAGCGGGAACCTACAAGGTCAAGCTCACGAGCGCAAAGGGCACATTCGTGTCCGACTCTGGTGCCGTGATCCCAACACTGTCTCCGTCGTTGTCCAAGAAGGTTCGTGCTCCTGACATTCTTGCGAATGCCGGAACAAAGCTGAACCTGTCCGCAGGTTGGAACGTTCCACAGGCAACCGGTACCATCAAGGTCGTCGGACAGCCGGTTGGTGGCGTTGGTCCATACACAGCATACCCGATCAGCAACTACGGCGGTGTCCCAGTCACGGATCTGCAGGGTGAGCACACAATTACCCTTGTCGATTCTCAGGACTCGTTCATCTTCCAGATCCCATCAAATGCGACGGGTTCGGGACGTTGGGGAGGAGACACAGTTGTCCTGTTGAACTTCAACGAAAAGTACGACATCTTCAATGTCTCTGGATCGTACCTGGGCTACTCTTCTTCCCAGAAGTGGACGCTGCAGGGCCTCCTGTACGACTACAACAACCCACCTCCGTACAACACCACACCGTTCTACGGAACCGATGGTACAGCGGCACCTGACTATGTCTTCACGCCAGGCAACGACTCGTACCTCCTGAAGCCTCAGAAGATCGACTCCTCGAATCCAAACTCGATCAAGATCATTGCTGCCTTCGGCAACTCGGCGACGAACACTTCGCCAATGATCAACACCGATTCGTTCTCGATCACGACGATCTCCAACCGCTCGGAGTGGGTCAACCCAGATCTGTTCAACGTCGCACCTTTGCTTGATGATGGTTTCGCGCGCTTCAAGCTCGAGACTGATCCGACTCAGGGTACCGAGACCCACAAGTACGTCACACAGAATGTCATCCTGGCCAACCCGGCTTCGGACCTGACGATTTACTTCGACGCGTATATCGACCAGCTGGCCGACTTCGATGTCTACATCAAGTTCCAGTCTCAGTATTCGACGAAGACTCTGGACGACCTGCCATGGATCCTGGTTGACAACGTGCAGAAGACGTTCTCCGAGAATCTGGCGGATCGAATCGAGTACCAGATCATCGCCTCGGACAACATCACAGGCTTTGGAACCTACCCAGTCTTCGTCTCTGGTGGCGACCCAGCGTACGAACCAGCTGACATCTCTGGCCAGTCGTACAATCCATTCATCGCCTTCAAAGTCAAGATTGTCGGTAAATCCGAGAATTCTTGCCAGGCGCCGATCTTCCGTGCATTGAGAGCAATCGCCGTAACATGAAGCATCGATCGAGAATCCGTGGACATGCAGACCTCGTACGCCCCGCCAATTCTGGCGGGGTGGTAAATACGAATCATGAGGAGTGGTTGAAGGCAAAACGTCGCCTCGCCCACGTTGAAAAACAGAAGCACCTCGAGACACGCGTTTCGGAAATTGAAAGTAAATTGGATCTGATTCTCGGTCTCCTACAGAAAGGAAACTGAATCATGTCAGACGACAAGTCACTGGAAGAGAGGGTTGAAGCCCTCGAGGAGATCGCTGCCGGTGTTCCGGAACGGGAACGTAAGCTGATGAAGCTGCAGTCGAAGGGTGCGACCATAATTGAAACACTTGGACAGATCGTGGGTATGATCGAGTCCCTTCAGGACCAGTTGGGAGATTGCGGCGATGGCGTACAGCCCGAGAATCAACAGCAAGAAAGCACTTAAGGGCTACATCGAGAGAGCTCTCGGCTCCCCTGTTCTCAAGATCAACATCGCTGATGTTCAGGTCGATGATCGCATTGACGACGCTCTAGAGCTGTTCTGGCAGTACCACGCCGACGGCATCCGTCGTATCTTCTACAAGCACCAGATTACCCAAGACGACATCAACAACCAGGGAGTCACACTCCCGAGGAATGTGATGTCTGTTCTGCGTGTGCTTCCTGTCGATGGCCAAGACGTCCTCGCCATCAACAACCTCCAGTACGTCATGTATATCACCGACATCATGGATGTTCGTCGTTTCAACGGCGAGGGTCTGTCGGCGTATGCGAATACCATGTCGTACCTGAATACAATCGGCGACCTGTTCAATTACGAGAAAGTGATCACGTTCAACATGAACGACCACTTCCTCTCAATGCAGGCTGACTGGAACCTCATCAAGGTTGGCGACTGGTTCTTGGTCGAATGCTATGTTTTCATCGATCCTGAAACCTACGGCGACACCTGGAACAACTACTGGTTGAAGCAGTATTGTGTGGCCCTGTGCAAGAAGCAGTGGGGTTGGAACATCTGGAAGTACGGAAACAACCAGCTGCCTGGCGGCGTCACAATCAATGCCGAAGGCATCTACAACGAAGGCAAGGCCGATGTACAGGCCCTGGAAGATCGCTTGCGTGACGAGTTCGAGCTTCCAGTCGACATGTTCATGGGGTAACTAAATGAAATCATTTACAGAATTCCTCACCGAAGGTAAGAAAGTTGGGCCAGCTGGAAAGGACTACGAAAAGAACTACAAAGGCTTCGACCCCACTGTTGATCACGACGGTAAAGAGGGGCACCACGTCTACGAGTTTCCGAACCACAAAGAGAAGCAATCCTTCCTGGACAAAGTTGGCGGAGCTCCACACCCTCTTGGTGGCCACCGAGTCATCCTAAACGAATCCACACAGAAGTAAGATGGCCCTCAACAAGTACACAGAGTGGACAACCAACGAGGTTGAGCAAGGACTGTTCGAGGATCTAGCCATCGAGCACATCCAGATGTTTGGCTACAATGTCTGGTATATCCCTCGCACGGTCATGGTGAAAGATGACATTCTGGGTGAAGACATCCAGACCATCTTCAAGTCCGCTCATCAAATTGAAGCCCTGATGCCGAACGCTGGAAACACTGGTGGCGATCAGGACATCATGTCGAAGTTCGGTTTCCGTATCAGTCAAACGACTGAGTTCATGATCGCCAAGAGGCGCTTCATGGAGTTGGGCCTACCTGGCTATGTGCGTCCGCATGAAGGTGATTTGATCTACATCGGCGACATCACCAACTCTGTAGCTTCCTTCGGCAACACGATCTTTGAAATCAATCAGGTCTGGTACGATTGGCCTGGTTACCAGTTTGGCAAGAACCACATCTACAAGCTCGTATGCGAAGCTTTCAACTTCTCGTGGGAGAAGTTCCGCACTGGCCTCAAGGCTGTCGACATTCTCGAGCCGTATGCTGGTGGCGAAACAAACAACCAAGACGCAGGTTCTCTCAACAAGGTCTCGATTCCTGAGGCAGAAGAGCTCCTGGTCTTCAACACAGGCAACCCATTCGGGAATATCTGATGGAACAGCAAGTCTTTGGTCGCGACTACTTCTACTACAAGACGCAGCGTCAGCTTGTGGTCGCGTTTTCTACGATCTTGAATGGCCTCCAAATCAAGGATGGCCACGGAAGATTGATTCAGATTCCCGTCCACTACTCGCCTCGGCAGAAGTGGCTCGAAAACCTGCAGAACAACCCAAACCTGGACACGCGTAACTTCGACCTGACGCTCCCGCGCATCGGTTTCGAATTCCTATCCATGCAGTTTGATGCAGAGCGCCACCTGAATCCGTTGCATAAGATTGATGACGTTCTGACGGATGATGAAGAAGACGTCAAGAGCTACATGTACAACCGAGTTCCTTACAACTGGAACGTGGCAGTGTACCTGGCGGCTGTCCGTTTTGAGGACCTGCTCCAGATCATCGAACAGCTCGTCCCCTTCTTCACACCAGAACTAAATATCACACTGAAGGACATCGACAACTTCAACCTGGAAACGAACATTCCAGTGATCTTGAACGCGATCGACTACAACATTGAGTATGAGGGAACCTTCGACAACCAGCGTATCATCTCTGCTACATTGCAGTTCACGATCAAGGGTTACCAGTACTCCAACATCCGCGTCTTGAACCGTATCAAGACAGCGATCACGAATCTTCACAATGCTGACTATGACCTGATCTACGAACAGTTGATGTCTCGTGTTGAGCCCCAGACTGCTAACAAGGCTGATCCTCACACAATCGTTGACAGCGACATTCTTGTGATGTCTCCGCCAGGCACGCCTCCAGTAGATTTCACTCCACCTGACATAAGCTTCCCTGAATGAACGACGATCGTGATGAGATTTCAAAATCCCTCGGAGCTGCGACTGGTGTAGCCGCGCCGGAGAGGAAGCAGATTGAGACGGTTACAGACGTCAAAGCCTTGACGAGTGACCTGAGGGAGAAACAGAAGAAAAACTTTGAGAATGACTACACTGATGTCAGGAACAACCTGAAGGAAACGATCGACGAATCAATGTCGCTCCTTCCGGAACTGATCCGTCTGACTCGTGAGGCTCAAAGTCCTCCGATGTACCTTGCAGCGTCGTCATTCATCAAGACCATTGCTGACCTGAACAAAGATTTGCTCGGCGTTTCAGCTACGAAGGATCCAGTAGGCAAGCCAGCACCTCAACCAACAGATCCCGACAAGAAGGAAGGCAGCACCACAGTATTCATCGGCACGTCAGAGGAAGTCTTCAGGAAGTTCTCTCAGCGTAAACAAGGTACAGAAGCTACAACAACACAAGACGCAGATTTCGTTGTCGTGGCTGACTCGCGCACAGAACCTGCACAAGAAAGCAACAAGTAACTACGTAAATTTCAGTAGATCTTTTATCAGGTTCCTTGCCACTTCGTGGCCCTCGGCTTCGCCTCGGTGGTGTGTACTCTGATGTGATCTGGTTGCTGAGGAAATTCAGCCATGCCTTCGGCTTTCAACACCGAAGTACACAGCTGGCAGCCATGCTACTACGCAGAAGTTAGCTCATGAGAGCAGGACGCGGAGACCGGTTACGCCCAACCTTCTTCTTCGGACTCTTTCGAGTGTCTCGCCACAACGCCGATGATGGTAGAGATCAAAGATGTTGACACCTGTTGCCGGCTAGGCAGAGCAGGTCATACTTTGTATTTGGACAGTTGGGACCACAGGCAGCTTCTACTCACGTCGCGCAACACAAGTGCCGACGATTAGCGCTGATTCATTGTAAAACTGTCAATTCATATTTAGACAGGAACCTTGGATTTGAAGGGAAATCAGGAAATTGTATGGAAATTACGAAAGACATGTGTTACGATGGTCGCGCTGGCATCAAGCGCGCTGGTGTGCAGTGGGAATGGACGGAATGGGAACTTGAAGAAGTAGCAAAGTGCGCCGCCGATCCCGCATACTTCATGCGCACGTACGTCAAGATCATCGACCTGGACAAGGGTCTGGTCAATTTCAATCTCTTCCCGTACCAGGAAGAGATGCTTGCGTGCATGCACGAGAACAGATTTTCGATCATGTGTACTGCTCGACAGATGGGCAAGACGACCCTCGTCGCAGCCTACCTCCTCTGGGCGGCAATCTTCAACTCAGAGTTCACTATCGCTATCCTGGCGAACAAGGCAGACCAGTCTCGAGAAATCATGGCTCGTTTGCAGCTGATGTATGAAAACCTCCCATTCTTCTTACAGCCTGGTGTCCGTGGTTGGAACAAAGGTGACATCTACCTGGCCAACGAATCGAAGGTCTTTTGCTCAGCTACGTCCGGTTCGTCCATTCGAGGACGTTCGGTAAACTTGGTATACTTGGACGAGTTCGCGTTCGTGCAAAACGACGTCGAGTTCTACACCTCCACCTATCCAGTCGTCACAGCCGGTACAGACACGAAGGTCATCATCACATCCACACCGAAGGGTATGAATCTCTTCTACAAGCTGTGGACTGAGGCTGTCAACGGAAAGAACGACTACCACCATGTTCTGGTCCGTTGGGATCGTCATCCACGCCGAGGCGAGGCATGGCGCGATCAGCAGCTCAGGAACATGAGCCAAAAGCAGTTCGACCAAGAATTCGAGTGCGAGTTCTTTGGATCGGAAAACACGCTCATCAGCGGCAAGAAGTTGCAGAAGCTCACGTTCAACGATCCAATCAAGGGAGACGAGCATTTTGCCTTCTACGAAATGCCGATCCAAGACCACTCGTACGTTGTCACTGTCGACACCTCAGAGGGCATTGGTCTGGATTATTCCGTTGTCAGCGTCATCGATGTTTCAGCTCGCCCGTTTAAGCAGGTCATGCGTTACCGCTGCAACACCATTCCTCCTCTCATGCTCGCTCAGGTGGCATACAAGATCGGCATGATGTATAACGAGGCGGCGATGGTTGTGGAGACCAACTCAGTCGGCGGACAGGTGGCAAACTCTCTGTGGTATGACTTCGAGTATGAAAACCTCGTACGCGCGATCGTCAAGCGTACTGAAAACATGGAAAACCTGTCCGGTAAGTCTGAAATCGGCATCCGCACGACGACCAAGACCAAGTTGGTTGGCTGCTCAACTCTCAAGATGTTGATCGAATCTGACTCTCTCATGATCCAGGACTATGAGACTGTAGCAGAGCTCACGACTTTCATCAAGGAAACCAACGGAAAGTTCCAAGCAGAAAAGAACAAGTTCGACGATATCGTCATGTCGTTGGTCATGTTCGCTTGGTTCACGGCCCAGCCAAACTTCGAAGAAGCGGCGAATCTCGAGATGCGGTCAACACTGAGAGAGAACCTTGAAAAACAAGATGATCTAAGAATGGTGTGGGGCTTCGTGGACGATGGCACGGAATTCTAAACCTGGCGAAATCTAAATACGGTGACAAAGAAACACATAAACCGTATATCGGGAGAAATCGATGGGATCCGTTAACAACCTAAGCCCGGTGGTCAACTCTACAGAGATTGACCTTACAGGCAGCGTTCCTGCTGTCGGCACCTCGGGCGGTGCTTTCGTTGGTGAATTCGCTTGGGGCCCGTGCGACGAGTACATCGTTCTGACCAACAGAGACGATATGCTTCAGTACGTTGGTAAGCCAGACGACGTTCGTGGTTCGCCGATTGACTGGCTCGTTGTCTCGAGCTTCCTTTCGTACACAGCGAACTGCACGGTCATCCGTGTTGTCGACCAGAACGCACTCAACGCCTCCAGCAACACAACCGGTCAGCTCGTCAAGAATAAGACGGACTTCACTCAGAAGTCGACCGACACTGCAATCACTGACAAGTTCGTGGCGAAGTACCCAGGTTCCCTTGGTAACGGCCTCGTTGTCTCCATTTGCGACTCCACTGGTTTCGCTGCATGGCCTTACCGTGGTCTGTTCGATTTTGCACCAGGCACGTCTTCTTCTGCAGGCAACGTTGACGCTCTGAACGACGAAATCCACGTCGTTGTCGTCGACGGCGCAGGTAACTTCACTGGCACGCCAGGCGAAGTCCTCGAGAAGTTCCCGTTCCTGTCGAAGGCGTCTGACGCTGTTGACGAGAACAACGCTCCGAACTACTACATCTCGGTTCTGAACCGTACTTCTCAGTACATCTGGGCATTCCCGAACAACGTTTACAGCGACACCGACATCGCTGCAACCACCTCTGACGGCACTGTTCAGTCTGTCGTTCTTGAGTACAATGTGCTCAGCGCGATCACTGTCACGGCTGGTGGTACTGGTTACACCACA